GCTGAATACAAAAATGTATTCAATGAGATCGTGTCTTTCGTTAGTAAGTATAACAAACTTCCTACTAAGGAAACTCTTACACTTGATATGACTAACAATGGATCCTTTGATCCTGCGGCAGAACTTGTTGATCTTGTGTTTACACCTGAAAAGGTAAATGATGATTGGCTAATTGATAACACTGAAAAGTGGTGTCAGGATAGAGCTATCTATCTAGCCATTATGGAATCCATCAACATTATTGATGGTAAACATCAGAGTCTGACGAAACAAGCGTTACCTGAAATATTGTCTGATGCATTGGGCGTATGCTTCGATACCAATGTAGGTCATGACTATATTGATAACTCAGATGAACGTTTTGAATTCTACCATACTGTAGAAGATCGTCTACCGTTTGACTTGGAGAATTTTAATGCCATTACAAAAGGTGGTCTCCCAAACAAAACTCTGAATGTTGCACTGGCCGGTACCGGTGTGGGTAAGTCTCTCTTTATGTGTCATGTTGGAGCTGGTGCTCTAATGCAAGGTAAGAACGTTCTCTATATTACTATGGAAATGTCTGAAGAACGTATTGCTGAGCGTATTGATGCTAACTTATTCAATTTGCCCATTGATCAGTTAGAGAAACTAAACAAACAAATGTTTGACAATAAGATTGCTAAGATTGCTCAAAAGAATATTGGTAAGCTTATTGTAAAAGAATATCCCACCGGTGCCGCTCATACTGGTCACTTCCGTGCTTTATTAAATGAACTTAAACTAAAGAAAGACTTTATTCCAGATATTATCTTTATTGATTATTTGAATATCTGTTCTTCATCTCGTATGAAAGGTCTTGGTGGATCTATCAATACCTATTCTTATATCAAATCTATTGCTGAAGAAATGCGTGGTCTGGCTGTAGAGTTCAATGTACCTATTATGACTGCTACTCAAACTACTCGTTCTGGTTTCTCTAATACCGATGTTGGATTGGAAGATACTTCTGAATCATTTGGTTTGCCAGCCACAGCCGATCTTATGTTTGCTTTGGTATCTACCGAAGAACTTGATAAGCTAGGTCAAATCATGGTCAAACAGCTCAAGAATCGTTACAATGATCCAACATACAAGAAAAGGTTTGTGGTTGGTGTTGATCGTGCTAAGATGAGATTATATGATGTAGAAGAATCTGCTCAAACTCTGACTGATGATATCCCAGTATTTGACAATTCTGATTCGGGTAAATCAATCAAAACTGAGCGAAAAGACTACTCTGACTTCAAGGTTTAGTAAAAAAAATTAAATTATTTTATAAGTGATTGTAATCGCAACAGGATTACTTTCACTTTTTCCTTTACAATTGTTGAAAAGTATGATATAATATACTTACAAAATGGAAAAAGGAAGGAAATAATATGATTAAAGTTTACCAAATTAAAGACCAAAAAGCCATCTATCCAGATGTATCATTTACGTATGGTATGAGTAAGTTTCAGCCTAAAGATCACTTTGACAAATATGTCCACGTTGCTGATCTAGATGTTGAAACTCTTGATGAGGCATTTGAGGTTGGCAATATTGGTCCTGATGAAAAGATCACCCGCCATAACAAAATGAGTTCAGTATCAGTCGGAGACCTTTTAGTTGATGACCAAGCTGATACGTATGTTGTAGCTAGTTTTGGCTTTGATAAAATTGAATGTGACTTTGGATATGCAGAGGTAGGATAATGGAACAAGCTCTTAAAGACTATATTATGAAACAACGTCAGGAAGCTGAGGAATTCTCTAAGCAGCCTGGATGTTGGATGGGATCTATGCCACACCCTGACGATACTGAGTATTGGACTCAGCGTTGTCCATCTGGTACTCTTAAAGAGTTTAATCGTATTGAGCTGGAAGAGTCAGCTTACTACGCTAATGCTGATGCATACAGCAAATCATATGCAAGATCTTTAGATTTTTCTAAAATGACCGATAAGGAACTTGAAGAAGAAATTGATATGGCTTGTGCCTCTATGGAAAACGAGCGCAAGTTTGAAGTTGAAATGGAAAAGCAAGCTCAAGAAGAAGAGGCTAAATTAGCAGCATCTCTTGGGATTGATATTCCTACACTACAACGCTGGATTAAGGAGGCAGCATAATGGTAGATGCACAATGGCAAAGACGTGTTGAAAACGTTATTGCGCTTATCAGTTCACTTGATAAGAAACAAAAGTGGGCTAAGAAGTATTGGACTTTAGTATTACATCAACTAAAAGAAAAAGGAAAACACATACATGACTAATCTTGTTGAAGTAACTGGTGGTAATAAATTTCAAAGAGATATTGCACATAAGACAATAGCTTTTATGATTAAGAAACTAATGCCTCGTATGAAAACTCTTGATATTGAGTTGAACATATGTGATATTAAATCTGATGCTGTTGGTTACGCAATGATGACTGATAACAATAGAACATTTGAACTTGAAATTGATAAGAAAATTAATTTACAAAATTTAGTTACTACTATTTGCCATGAGATGATCCATGTTAAACAGTATGCACGCAATGAGATTAATGGTGTTGATCTATGCTGGAAAGGTAGAAACATTCCAAAAGATACTGACTATTGGAACTTACCTTGGGAAAAAGAAGCATATCGTTTACAAAAGAGGTATGCTGATGAAATTTGGGAGTCTGATTTATTATAAATATAGTGGATAACACAATAATAGGAATGATATGCAATGCTCAGTTTCAAGAGGTTTTTAATGGAAGGTTATGTCCCACTTTCAGCAGATCAACTTTTAAAGCCTGGACGAGAAGGAAGGGCAACTACTTTAATTAAAAAAATTCAAGATGGCGATCCATTTCTATTGTATAAGGATAATGCTAAAACAGTCGTTCTTAAAAAAGGCGACTCATTGAATATGTATAAAAAAGCACTTGATGCAGGCGATAAGAAAACTATGAATGCCATAGGGTTTCCAGCCTCTGATGGTAACGAATATACGCTTAAAGATCTAGCTAAATCACCCGAGTTTGGTGGTAAAGGTTCTGGTTCTGGTACAAAGGGCGAAGATGCCGCTTTAAGTGACCTTAAAGATAAGTACATGAAAATCTTAGAAAAAGAATCTGTACCTTTCATCTATGTTAAAATTGGTAAAAGAACTGAAAAGGTTGGAGGTCTTGAATCTACACCTGGTGTTCCTAAATCTGATTTTCATATGTTGGATCCAGAAAAGAATGAAGTCTTTTGGATCTCTCATAAGCTAGGTAGTAAAGCAAATGACTTTCAGCAGTATGGTGGAATGCCAGAGCTTAAATTTGCTAACTCAAAAGATATGCTTAAGTTTGTAGATGACGTAAAGAAAGAACTTAAGAATTTGACTGGCGGATCACTACCAATTCTTCCGCCTAAGACAGCGTTTGCTAGACCAGTTAAAGATAAGAAAATCATAATGATGACTTTGTTTGGTAAGCAATATAAAAATAAACCAGATGGTAGACAAAATATTGATGTATTATACCAAGGGCCTATGAACTTTAAACGCTTAAGCATGAAAGACGGTATTCCAGTCTATACAATTACATCAAATCATACAGAATTACATGGCTCAATGCCTAAACTAGACTATGTACCATACTACTATGTAAGACCTGAGCAAGCAAAAAACCAATTTGGTATCAAAGCTGCTAGGTTCTTTATTGTAGCCAAACTTACAGCCATCAAAAATAGAAACACTAAGGTAATATAATGCTAAAAAGCTTTTCAGCTCACGTTCTTACAGAACAAAAAAATACACATATGATGCACTTGGAAGACCAAGTTATCTATGGTGGAGTTAAAGGTGCAAGGGATGCAATTCTTGCATTACGTTCTTTACGTGATATGTTAGCTGGTAACGCAAGTAAGTCTGTAGACGTTACTGTAAAGTGGGATGGAGCACCGGCAGTGTTTGCTGGTAAAGATCCAACTGATGGTCAATTCTTTGTAGCTAAAAAAGGTGTCTTTAATAAAGATCCAAAGGTATATAAGTCACATGCTGATATCGATGCAGATACATCAGGAGATTTATCTGATAAATTAAAAGCTGCTTTTGATGCTTTGAAATCTGCTAACATCAAAGATGTTATTCAGGGAGATATTATGTTTGTCAAAAGCGATCTAAAAAAGGATAAGATCGATGGACAAGAATATGTCACCTTCCACCCGAATACGATTGTTTATGCTGTGCCTGCGGGAACACCAATGGCGAAGGAAATTAGCAAAGCGAAAATTGGAATCGTCTGGCATACGACCTACAAAGGAAAAACCTTCGAAGACATGAAAGCTTCGTTCTCTGTAGATATGAAACAGTTGAATGGTGCTAAAGGTATGTGGGCTCAAGATGCTACGCTTAGAGATTTATCTGGTACAGTAACTCTTACAAAGAAAGATACTGAAGAAGTTACAAAAGCACTAAGTGTTGCTGGTACTATTTTCAGAAAGATAGCTTCTTCTACTCTACGGCAAATAGAACAAAATCAAGATATTGCTAAGATCATTGAGACACATAATAACTCTTATGTTCGTAAAGGACAAAAGGTAGTTAATACAACTAAGCATGTTACATCATTGATCAAATATATTAATGATAAATATGGTAAGGAAATAGATAAAAGGTCTAGTGAAAAAGGTAAACAGGTTCAGATTGCTAAACGAGATGATCTGCTAAAATTCTTTTCACCGGCCAATAAAGCTAACCTAAAACTTATTTTTGATTTACAAAATGCTATTGTAGATGGGAAATTAAAACTTATAAATAAACTTAATAGACTAAGTAAAATGAATACGTTTATTAAAAAGAAAAATGGCTACGAAGTAACTGGTGTTGAAGGTTATGTGGCTATTGATAAATTGAAAGGTGGAGCAGTAAAGTTAGTAGATAGAATGGAATTCTCTTCTAACAACTTCTCACCGGACGTGATTAAAGGCTGGGACACAGTGTCCCGATCCTAATGGAAAGAGCGGAAATGGTAAAGTTTAAACAGTTTGTTGAAATATACGAAGAGACTTCATTAGATGAAGCACTCAACGTTCAACAACGCATGAAATTAAAACAATCCTTGCGTAGAAACAAAGCTAAGATCCAATTGGGTCGAAGACGTGCTGCGCGTAAGATGGCATCCGCAGAAGTTCTTAAAGGTCGGGCTCATAAACAAGCTAAAAATCTAATTGTTAAGAAAATTCTGAAGAATAAGCAAAAAGGTGACTTATCTTACGGTTCAAGGGTTAACTTAGAAAAACAAGTAGCAAAGCGCAAAGGTGCTATTCTACGTTTGGCTAAGAAACTTCTTCCCAAAGTAAGACAAAAGGACCGCACTAAGCTTCAAAATAAGGGGAAGTAGAGTGCAGTTCAAGTCATTTACACAATACGTCACTGAAGAAACTAAAGACCTAACTGTTGCTTGGGGTAGATATAATCCTCCAACAATTGGTCATGAAAAGCTATTTGCTGCTGTAAATAAGGTAGCTTCTGGTAACAGTTTTAGAATATACGCATCTCAAACAAATAAGCCAAAGACAGATCCCTTGGACTATAAGACCAAGGTTAAGTATCTCCGTAAAATGTTTCCAAGATATGCAAGGTCAATCATGTATGCACCTAAGGTTCGTACTCTATTTGATCTGCTTACAACATGTTATGATGAAGGCTTTACAAGATTAACAATTGTTGCTGGTTCTGATCGTGTGAAAGAATACGAAGTACTTGCAAACAAATATAATAATAGAAAAGGCCGCCATGGTTTTTATAATTTTGATGGTGGTATTAATGTAGTATCAGCTGGTCAAAGAGATCCAGATGGTGAAGGCGCTTCTGGTATGTCAGCCTCTAAACTTAGAGCAGCTGCAGCTGATAACGACTTTCAAGCGTTTTCAAATGGAATGCCAAAAGGATTCAAAGATGCTCAAAAGCTTTTCAATGATGTTCGTAAAGGCATGGGTCTTAAAGAATCATACGACTATCGTTCACATATTCAATTAGAGTCAGTATCCAAAAAAAGAGAAGAGTATGTAAATGGAGAACTCTATAAAGAAGGTGATCTGGTTGTTGTAAAAGAAAATGATCAAATTGGTACTGTCCTTTTTTGCGGCTCTAACTATGTATTAGTAGAAATGAATGGTGGTAAATATCGTAAATGGATTAATGATATCGAACGTCTGCCTGATGCTATGCAAGTAGAAGGTAAAGAAGATCCAGATATTGGTGATAAGAAAGGCTCACAACCTGCAATATATCACAAAGGACTGAAAAAATCTACAAAGCAAAAAAGAGATGCTCAGTTCAGAAAACAAGCTAAAATGGATGATGACGATCCTTCTGCATATAAGCCAGCACCTGGTGATAAAGAAGCAAAAACAAAACCATCTAAGCACACTAAGAAATTTAAGCAAATGTATGGTGAACAACAAGTTGACCGTGCTAAAGATAAAATTGAACGAGAAAAGAAACGTGATGCTGATAAACATGATCGCATGTTAGATCGTGCACGTATTCGTGACACACTTAAAAAGAATAGGGAAACTAATGCAAAGTCTTAAACAGTATATCTCAGAAAATGCTACAGCTGGCCTGAAGAAAAAAGCTGAAAAATCAGGTATGCCAATTGGTATATTGCGTAAAGTCTATAATCGTGGTATGGCAGCTTGGAAAACAGGTCATCGTCCAGGAACTACTCCACAACAATGGGGTATGGCAAGAGTAAATTCATTTGTAACAAAATCCTCTGGAACATGGGGTAAGGCAGATAAAGATCTTGCCGCTAAAGTAAGGGGAAGCTAATGAAATCGTTTTTTAAGTTAACAGAAGAGCTCAATGAAGCAAAAGATGAGTTCAAACCACATAAGATGTATGATCCAGAAACTGGTAAAGCATATGATGCTGATACAGAAGCTGATCATCTAAAGTATAAAAAAATGGGTTACACCCATGAAAAGCCAGAAGTCAAAGAAGGTTTCTCACCAAAAGAAATCAAGATGGCTATTGGTATCGCATCTGATCCACGTTATAAAGGTGGTAATATGACGGGTGCTGTAAGAGCTATTGATAAGATCAAAAAAGGTCTATCTGGTCATAAGCAAGTCATGGCAGTTCTTAAACGTCAGAATGAAGATATCGAAGAAGCTATGAGCCCAAAAGAAAAGGCGGCACATGATAAAGCTATGGCTGACTTTAAGAAGCGTGGTGGTAAGATTAAAAAACTTAAGCCAGGATATGCTCAAGGTTGGACTGGTAAAGATGATTTTGGTACTGGTCAAAAAGGCATGCTTAGTAAATCTGATACTAGCAAATTTGGTACTAAGAAAAGAGTTAAATCTATGCGGGCTCATGTTGAAAATACAGAGCTTGATGAGAAAGTCTATTCAAAACCAGCTAAACTAGATCCTGCAATTGCTAAAGATCCTAAAGTAAAGGCTGCTCAAAAAGCACATGCTAAAGGTGATTGGGATGGAAACGTAGATAAAGAAGGTAATGCTGTTGTTCATGTAAAAGGTAAACCACATACTGTTACTGTTCAAATGGAATCTATGAATGAAGCTACTAATATGTTTACTGATGACCGTGTAGGTTTTCAAATTGATCGATTTGCAATGGGTCAGGGTAAAGTAGGTTTTCAAATTAACTATGGTAAAAAGCTTGGACGATATATTCAGGTACCAATGGATGATATGAAACGTGTTATTGCTCAAATGACAAAGGCTATGAAAGCTAAAATCTAATGAAGTCTTTCTTTGAATATTATGAGATTGGTACAGATGCTTACACTAAGTATACTAAAAAGCATACACCAGGTCAAAGTGTCAAAGAAGGCGAAGGTAAATATAAAGGTGAAACGTGGGAGCAAGGATACAAACGTAGAGTTGTAAAGACCACAGATCCTGAGCATAAAGAAAAAGGCTATAAGTGGAGAATCAAAGGTAAAGAAAGACCTAACATTTCTATTAAGCTTTATAAATCGAAGCCTTCACAGGCTGAATATAATAAACAAATGAAGAGGGTAGCGGGACATGAGTTCGGTGGATAAATTTAAGTCTTATAACGAAAAAGAAATCGATAAGATTTGCGAAGACTGTAATATCTATGATGATCTCATTGTAGAAGCTGCAGAGTACAAGGGGCGTAAAGTTAAGTTAAATGATCCAAGTCGATCATCTGACGGTAAAAAGAAATTCTATGTCTATGTCAAAAACGATAAAGGGAATGTGATTAAGCTAGGATTTGGTGATCCAAATATGGAAATCAAACGCGATGATCCAGCACGTAGAAAGTCATTTCGTGCACGTCATAACTGCGACAATCCAGGACCTAAATGGAAAGCTAGGTATTGGTCTTGTTATCAGTGGAGAGCTGGTAGTAAGGTTGATAATTAAATGTAATGCAAATTAAGCAGGAATTAGACATGGCAGCAGAACAGCAAAATGCGCTTCGATTAGATCGCATTGAAGAAAAGATTGATCGACTAACTGATGCTATGGTATCTATTGCCCGTGCTGAGGAGAAAATTAACGGTTTGCAAGACGATCATGATAAGATGTATGAGCGCATCAATAAGTTGTCTGTTAAGTTAGACGAAATAAGCTCAAAGGTAGATGAAAATTCAAGGACAGTGGAATTCATCCACAAGCTGTTCTGGGTCTGTATTGTATCAATTGCTGGTGCAATCGCCGCAAATCTATGGATGTTAAACTAGGAGAAGCCAAAATGTCATTAGACAAAGAACTTATGGATGTGGCTCAGGCTTATCTGAGCATGCATGAAAAAACTAAAACTGAGGATGCATCTAACGATAAATCCGATGATGGAGACGGTATGGATAAAGTAGATCCAAAGGCTGTCAAAAAGAAATTTAAGGATCGTAAAGATAAAGACATCGATAATGATGGCGATACTGACGATTCAGACGAGTACCTTCACAAGAAGCGTCAAGCCATTTCTAAAAATGAAGGCAAGCGTGGATTCATTATGGCCGCTAAAGCTGCTAAAGAAAAAGGTGAAAAAGAGTTTGTATTTGCAGGTAAGAAATATAACTGTGAAGATGCTCTTAAAACAGAGGCTGTTGAAATTGAAGTAGACGACAAGTCAGATGCTTCACCTGAAATGGATAAAAAAGACGACGATAAAAAGAAGAAAAAGAAAACAGATCCTAAAGTATCTAAAGCCAAAGACGATGATGAAGGTGATGCAACTGAGCAAAAGGAAAGTGTTGATACTTCTCCTGCTGGTGAAAGCCCAGCTGCTAAACGTGCATCAGTTCGTGATAAAGGCGTACTAGATATGTTACGTAGTAAAACTGCAGAAAAGCGTCGTGACGAAGACAAGCAAGACGGAACAAATGCAGTTAAGGCCGCTCCAACACGGCCGGGTGATTCCAAAGTTGGAGAAAAAGCAATGAAAAAATTTAAGGAAATGAGGTAAATTATGGTAAACAAACCAGGTTGGCTTGAAGAAGCTATTGCAAAACCCGATGGATATTACACTGTTGATGGTGAAAAACTAAAGGGTGTCATGTTAACTCCACAACAAGTAGATGAATGGAATGGAACATCAGCACCAGCTGCAGATCCAGAGCCTGAAATGCTTGTTGAAGCTCCTACAGCTGCGGCAGATCTAAATGAAATGTCAAAGCGTGAGCTTGAAGATCTTGGCCGTGAACATGGTATTGAACTTGATCGTAGAGAGTCAAAATCTAAACTAGTTGCAAAGATGAAAAAACTAGTTGAGTAGTCATCTAGGTTAATAAATAGACTTATATAAGTTTATAACCTAGGTGAAAAAGAATGAAAATATTTGAAGAGTTGAATGATGATAACTGGATGATGTATGCATCTAAGTATTATAGAAACGTTCAATGTACAAGCGTAGAAGAATTTTATGATGATCTACAAAGGTTTAAGTATCTTAAAAGACTATTCAAAAGATACTTGAATAATGATGATTTGCAAGAGAGGTTAATACTGAATCATATTATTGTACTCAATAATGTATTTGGTATTGAAGAGACCAATAAGATGCTCTTCTATAAAATAGATAAGGATCAATGGCCTATTCTTAAAACCTTTCTAGTGTATCTAAACTTTTTAAGTGAAGATGCATATGTAGAGATTCCGTTAGATCAAAACATAATAAAGGTATTAAGGGCAATCTAAATGGGTATTATATCAAGAGCAGCTGATTTATACTACACATATAAGTTTCTTAAAACTCTAGTTACAGACTGGGAGGACATGGAAGCTTATAAGTTAGGTGTAATTGATGACAATGGTAAATTCCTATTGAAGGGTAAACAACTGACATCCGATCAAAAAGATTCTTTTACTGTCTTTCACCGCTTGGTCTTCAATCTCAAACGTATTATGCAAAAAGTACCGTTTGGTAAATCTAAACTTGCTTCATATGCAGCAGCTCTCTTTCTATTAAGAGAACATACTGGCATGTCTGAAGAGCAAATTGCAAAAGCTCTTGATGAGGCTGGTGTTGATATAGATTCCTTTCTTCCAGAAGAAACACGATGGAACATACAACCTGATAAATCATTATCACCTGGCGTGTATGTCTTAGAACAAGACATGGCTTCTCCTAGTACGGGTGATATGATTTATCGTAAAGGAACTAAAATAACTGTTGCAGAAAACACAAAACCTTGTGGTTCTGTGTTTGGAGAACTTATATATAATATCAGACATGTTGATACAAAGACTAATTTATACGTAACAGCATCGGATATACTAAGATGAAAAAATTTAATGCATGGATAGAAGAAGGCGGTCTCTGGGATAACATACGTAAGCGTAGAGAATCTGGAAAGAGAATGCGTAAAAAGGGTGAAAAAGGCGCACCTACCGCAGATGCAATAAAGTCCGCGCAAAAAGAAGATGCACCAGCCAATGCAATAGCACACGGCGGTGTTGATATGAACCCAACGGGACAACCTCGTAAGATGGATAAAAGAATGAAGTATCATCCTGAGAAAGTTTACCGTAGATCGAGAGGATAATATGCTATCAATTTTAGGATCTTTGTTAGGCTTTGCGGGTTCTGCCGCGCCAGCAGTTATGGATCATTTTAAGACAAAGCAGAACAATGCATTAGAATTAGATAAGATGCGTTTACACGCAGAGCTCCGTAAAGAGGGCTACGACTATGATATGAAGATGTTTGATAAACAAGCTGCAGACAACGAGCACCAGCGACTAATCGAACATGATATATCAATTAATAAATCAACAGGTATTATTGCCGGTCTACAGAAGTCTGTACGTCCAGTTATTACATATGCTTTCTTTGGTTTATTTGCTACTATTGAAGTAACATTGTTAATGAATGCTATAGAAAATGGTACTCCATTTAATGAAGCTGTGACATTACTATGGGATGACGATACTAAAGCTATTTTTGCTGCTATTATCTCATTCTGGTTTGGTTCGCGTGCTATCGATAAAGCTCGTTCAAGTCAAAAATAAACCTTTACAATTCAACTTATTTGTGATATAATATATCTACAAAATGAGATAACGGAGTAGTCAATGAATAATCAGATTATGGTAACAAAGCGTAATGGACGAGGCAAAGAACCCTTTGACCTAGAAAAAGTCCATAAGGTTTTGGAGTGGGCCACTGACGAGATATCGGGAGTATCAATCAGTGAGATAGAATTAAGATCTAATATTCAGTTGTATGATGGTATAAAAGCTTATGATATTCATGAGCTTCTTATCAAATCAGCAGCTGAGCTTATTAGTGAAGCAACTCCCAATTACCAATATGTAGCAGCAAGACTTATTAACTATAAACTACGTAAAGAAGTATATGGTCAATTTGAGCCTTGGTTGTTTAGTCATATTGTAGAAAAGAATATTGAAAGAGGTGTATATGACGCTGACTTTCTTAATAAATTTAACGATGAAGATTTACAAAAGCTAGAATCGTTCATCAATCACAGCCGCGATAATGACTTCACTTATGTGGGCATGGAGCAATTTCGTAGCAAGTACCTAGTCCAAGACCGTAACACTAAAAAATGTTATGAAACTCCACAAGTATTATATATGATGATTGCAGCAACTCTGTTTGCAGACTACGGCAAGGATCGCATGAAGTGGATAAAAGACTATTATGACGCTATTTCTCAATTTTATATTTCATTACCTACTCCCATTATGGCAGGTCTACGTACCGAAACGAGGCAATTCTCGTCCTGCGTTCTTATTGAGGCCGGTGATTCTCTTGATTCGATTAATTCAACAAGTACTTCAATTGTTCGTTATATTTCAAAGAAAGCTGGTATTGGCATTGGTTCTGGTTCTATTCGTGCTCTTGGCAGTCGTATACGCGACGGTGGGATCGTTCACACTGGGCTTATTCCCTTTCTAAAATACTTTCAAGCAGCTGTTAAATCTTGCTCCCAAGGCGGAGTAAGAGGTGGTGCTGCTACAGTATATTTCCCATTGTGGCATTTAGAGTTTGAGAATCTTGTTGTATTGAAAAACAATAAAGGTACTGAAGAAACTCGTGTAAGACAAATGGACTATGGGTTTCAATTAAACAAGCTTATGTATGAGCGTCTATTAGGTGGTGGTGATATTACGTTCTTCTCACCTAGTGATGTTCCTGGCTTGTACGACGCTTTCTATGCTGATCAAGATGAATTCAAACGTCTTTATGAGATGTATGAAAAAGACGATTCTATTCGTAAATCATCTATTCCAGCTATGGAAGTATTCTCTCAACTAATTACAGAACGTAAAGATACCGGTAGAATTTATATTATGAATGTTGATCATGCGAATGATCACGGGTCATTCATCCCTGAAAATGCACCTATTCGCATGAGCAATCTCTGCTGTGAAATTGATCTACCAACAAAGCCTTTGTCATCAGCCGACGATGAAGAAGGTGAAATATCATTATGTACTTTATCAGCTATAAACTGGGGACTAATAAATGAACCAAAAGAATTCCAAAAGTACTGCACTCTTGCAGTACGTGCTCTTGATTCGCTCTTGGATTATCAAGATTATCCGGTGGCGGCAGCTTATCGAAGCACTATGGACCGGCGCCCTCTGGGTGTTGGCATCATTAACTTGGCATACTTTTTGGCTAAAAGAGGACTTAAATATGATCAAAACTCGCTTAACACAATTGATGAATATGCTGAAGCATGGAGTTACTACCTTATTAAAGCTAGTGTGGAACTTGCTGAAGAGCGTGGCTCGTGTCTTAAAAGCACTGATACCAAATATCATCAAGGTTTATTTCCAAAAGATACTTACAAAACGGAAGTAAATGAACTGGTGAAACACAAAGAACGTATGCCATGGAAGTCACTTAAAAAGAAAGTACTTGAACATGGCATACGTAACTCTACTCTGATGGCTTTAATGCCAGCTGAAACTTCAGCTCAGATATCTAATTCAACTAATGGTATTGAACCACCTCGTGCTTTGGTATCATATAAACAATCTAAAGATGGTGTAATGGCTCAGGTAGTACCTGGCTATCATCACTTAAAGAATAAATACGATCTGTTATGGGATCAACCTAATCCATCGGGTTATCTCCAGATCATGGCTGTTTTACAGAAATATATAGATCAAGGTATTTCAGTCAATACGTCATATAATCCTGAAAAATTCGAAGACAATAAAGTACCTATGTCTCAGATGATTACGGATCTAGTGACGTTCTATAAGTACGGTGGAAAGCAATTATATTATAACAACACATATGATGGATCAGGTGAAATGACAGATGCTCATGTAGATCTACCAAGCGAATTCGAAGACGACGAAAATTGCGACAGTTGTGTTATTTAGAAAGGAAATCAAATGTCAGTATTCAAACAAAAAACTAAATCCCATATAGAGTCGCAGATGTTTTTCGATGAAAACGTAGATGTTGCACGATATGACATGTTAAAGTATCCACAATTGGATAAGATTACAGATAAGATGCTAGGATTCTTTTGGCGTCCAGAAGAAGTGGATGTATCTAAAGACCGTAGTGACTTTGCAAATCTTACAGTGCATGAAAAGCATATCTTTACATCTAATCTTAAACGTCAGATCCTATTGGATTCTGTCCAAGGCCGTGGTCCAACTGAAACATTAATGCCTATTGCGTCTCTTCCAGAGATCGAGCCATTAGTACAGACTTGGGCTTTTATGGAAACAATCCATAGCCGTTCATATACACATATCATTCGTAACGTATATCCTAATCCATCTATTGTATTTGATAAGATGCTGGATATTAATGAAATTGCTGATTGTGCAAAGGATATTTCTAAGTACTATGATGAGTGTATTGACTATTGTAAATGGTGGTCTCTATTAGGTGAAGGCATTCATACTGTAAACGGTGACAAGTTTCAGATTGATAAATTAGAAATGAAACGTAAACTATGGATGGCGCTTAATTCAATTAATGTATTGGAAGGTGTTAGGTTCTATGTATCCTTTGCTTGTTCTTGGGCGTTTGCTGAACTTAAACGCATGGAAGGTAATGCTAAGATTATTAAGTTTATTGCAAGGGATGAGAATACTCACTTAGCAGCAAGTCAAACTATTCTTAAAACTTTACCTAAAGAAGATCCTGACTTTGCAGCAATTAAAGAGGAAATGGAACCACAAGTAACTAAGATGTTTGTTGATGCTGTAGATCAAGAGAAAGTATGGGCCGACTATCTGTTTAAAGATGGTTCTATGATTGGCCTTAATGCTAATCTCCTATATAGCTATATCGAATGGATTGCAGCCAAACGTATGAAAGCACTTGGTATCACCTCACCATATTCTACACCACAGGCAAACCCATTGCCATGGACAGAAAAATGGATTGGTGGTGGTAATGTACAAGTTGCACCTCAGGAAACTGAAATTAGTTCATATGTTATTGGTGGCGTGAAACAAGATATGGATAATGAAATGCTGAAAGGAATGAGCCTATAATGAAAATAGAATTAATTACTAGACACGAACCACCATGTGTCTATTGTGAAAGTGCAAAAGGATTCTTAGAAAATCGAAAGCACGAATATAAGGAAACAGTTGTTGGTCGAGATATTACAAGAGAGCAACTAATGGAACGGTTTCCTACTGCAAGAACTTTTCCTGTTGTAGTAATTGATGATAGGTCAATTGGAGGGTTTCAACAACTCAAAGATTATTTCCTATCAGCTGCTGTTTCAGGGATGTCACTATGAACGAATGTTGGTCTTGTAAAGCTAAATTTCAAGTTAAGTTTGATGATGAAGATCAAACAATAGCATTCTGTCCTGCCTGTGGAGAAGAAATGTTCGAAGAGATAAATATATCTGAAGGACATTTTATCGTAGACGACACAGGTGAAGAAGAGTGGGAATGAATTGGTACTATAAAGACGTAGAATACACCGAAACCCCAGAAGAATATCATGGCTTTGTATATGTCATAACTGAACTAGATACAGGAAAAATGTATGTTGGGAAGAAATTCTTTTGGAAACCTAAAACACTTCCAATTACCAAGACCAGAAAGCGACGAGTTAAGACACGTGCTGAAAGCGATTGGAAGACTTATTATGGTTCTTCTAAAGAAGTACAAACGTTAGTTGAAGAAAAAGGTGCAGATAACTATAGAAGAGATATATTGCACTTATGTAAGACTAAAGGCGAATGCTCATACCTAGAAGCTAAAGAACAGTTTGACCGAGGAGTCTTACTTTCTGAAGGATACTATAATGAATTTATTGGATGTAAAATACATTCTAAGCATATTAGGGGTTTACAAACGATGAAAAGTGTGTTATAATAATAGTATTATGAAAAAAGATGGCAGCAATATAATTCCGTTTCCAAGATCCTCAGTTGAAAAGATTGAGGGTGTGGAAGAGTATGATTTAGAGACTACATATCATATTGTTGACGTAATCACTGAAGAACTAGAAGAACTTGGATATGATCTAGATCAAAAACAAAAACGTGATATTGGAGTGCTAGCAAATTTATTGTTTGCTTCTTTCCAAAGAAATCACAAAAACAATGAGCATATATTTCATTACATATTAGATGAATGTGATACTATGATAAAGGCAGCAAAAGAGTACATAGATGCTTTAGATAATCCTGCCGAAACTGATAATGAACTTGATGATGGAGAACCCTCTAATGATAATAATCGATTATAATGCAATTGCAATTGCTGGTGTAGTTACACAAAAAATGCAAATAGACGAACACCTTATTCGTCATATGATCCTCAATACTATTCGGATGTACAATAAGAAATTCCGTAAAGAATACGGTGATGTTGTAATTGCATGTGATCATTCATCATGGCGTAAAGAAGTATTCCCACAATATAAGGCATCTCGTAAAAAGGGCCGGGAAGAGTCTTCTATGGACTGGAATGAAGTCTTTCGTATTATTAATAAAGTACGGGAAGAAATTCGTGACAATATGCCATACAAAGTTATCCATGTAGAACGTTGTGAAGCTGATGATATTATCGGTACTCTAGTCTATGAGACTCAAGAGTTTGGTAAGAATGAACCTGTTATGATTATCTCAGCTGATAAAGACTTTATTCAGTTACACAAATTCAATAATGTCCGTCAATATAGTCCTATGCAAAAGAAATTCGTACAGCACGAAAACCCACGGTTGTATGCACTAGAACATGTACTTAAAGGTGATAGTGGTGATGGTGTACCTAATGTACTTAGTCAAGATGATTGCTTTGTTGAAGGTATCCGCCAGACTCCAGTTACTCAAAAGAAGATTGATGCCATTCTTGCCGACTTAGATGAAGGCGAGCTACTCTATGCTGCTTCTTGGTACCGTAACTATCAACGTAATGATACTCTTATTAATCTTGCAAATACACCACAAGAACTTAAGACTGAAATTATAAATAAGTTTGAGATACCAGCTCAACGTGGGCCAGGTAAAGTACTAAACTATTTCGTAGCAAATAGGTGTAAAATGTTAATTGAATGTATTGAGGATTTTAATA